CATTTACTATGTTTGGCAAAGAGTACAAGACGCAACAGCTTCAGTTAATGATGCAGACATACCTAGTAGGTTTATGCCTCCCTTAGTTTCAGGTTTAGCGTACTATCTTTGTTTAAAAAAGAATACCCAAAAGCTGTCTGTTATACAGCCCCTATATGAAAAGAATTTAACAGATGCGATAAGGTACGACGAAGACAGGTCTTCTGTTCATTTAGTTCCAAATAGGGGATATGTTTAATGCCTTATGCCACAGGTAAATATGCTAATGCTATTTGTGACAGATGTGGGTGGAAATATCCGTATCAAGCAATAAAGACTGAATGGGATCATGCACGGGTATGTCCTGAGTGTTATGAACCAAAACACCCACAACTAGATCCTATACAGGTTCCTGTGGATGCAGAAGTATTATGGCAACCTAGACCAGATGTTCCACTACCTCAGTCAGGATTAGGCACGGTTACAACAACAGATCCTTCTTCTGCTGTAATTAGTCAAAAAGGGACTAATATGATGAGGTTTAGGGATGATCCTAATATTGGAAGTGCTTTTTCTGGTGAAGAAGGTGAAACAGCAGTAGGTAGTGTAGAAGTGAGTACAGACTAATGGCAGCAGGATTTACATACAGTCAATTAACAACAGCTATCCAAAACTACATGGATAACACTGAAACTACGTTTACAAACACTATTCCAACGTTTATAAAACAGGCTGAGGAAAAGATTTTAAAATCAGTCCAATTACCTGTGTTTAGAAAAAATGTAACAGGCACCGCTGCTTCGGGTAATACTTATTTAGCGACCCCAACTGATTTTTTATCTCCTTTTAGTTTAGCTGTATTAGATTCCAGTAGTAACTATACTTATCTATTACTTAAGCACGTATCATGGATAAGGGACTATACCCCAGCAGCAGCAACAACAGGAGAACCCCTTTACTACGCGGAATTCGATGACGACACTTTTATCCTCGCTCCGACTCCTAATGCAAACCTTACTTTTGAACTACACTATTTTTATAGACCTGATTCTTTAGTAGATGCGGGGGACAGCGGGACGACTTGGCTGTCAACGAATGCTTCAAATACTTTATTGTATGGTTCTTTAGTTGAAGCCTGTATTTTTATGAAATTAAATCCTGCTGAAACACAAGTCTATGATCAAAAATATCAGGAAGGTCTAGCAAGATTAAAACTATTGGGAGAATCTAAAGACGTTAGAGACGAAACCAGATACGATAATCTTAGGATCCCCCCACAATAGACCATGTTAAAAGAGCCTATAGCTAAGTTAGAAGGTAAAAACATAGCTTTAGTAGCAATGGGGCAAAGCCAAATAGATTATCATTTATCAAAAGTTCATAGCGTATTATTTGATGAAGTGTGGGCTGTGAATGCGATGATTGGAGTTCTTCCAGAAATCGATAGGGCTTTTATTTTAGATCCTATGTCTAGATTTTTTGATACAGAAGACGCAGGAAGTATGACTCCGATGATGAGAAAACATTTACCGCAGGCAGATTATCCAATTTATACATGCGAATTAGATGAAAGAGTACCTTACGCAGAAGAGTTCCCATTAGCTGCATTAGTGGCTAATTTAGGTTGTGCTTATCTTAATAACACAGTAGCTTACGCTATAGCTTTTGCCTTATGGAATAAGGTAAGTCATTTAAACATATTTGGAGTTGATTTTACTTATAAAACAAATATGCATTACGCTGAGTCTGGAAAAGCTTGTTGTGAATTTTGGTTAGCAAAATGCATGGAAAACGATATAGAAGTTTCAATTGCTCCTCGTTCTAATTTATTAGAAACTGATGTAGACATAAAAGAAAAATTGTACGGTTATCATCGTTTAGAAGATCCAGTTGTTACATATTTAAAAGAAGGTACAATACAAACTTGTAGATGGTCAGAGGTGCTTAAAGAAGAAACACCTAGTAAACCACAAATGATAGATAGAAATGATTTACCACCAGAACCAAAGGAGTATTAATGTTTTCAATTAATTCTGATACAGAAGTCGGTAGCTTAGGAGTTACCACGACAGATCACAGAGGGCACACTGTAGAAGAAGTTGCGGAAATGGCTACTAAAAGATTAGTTTCCATTAGCAACGAAGCCCCTGCACCCATTAGGGCACAAGCCCATGCTTTTAGAGAAGCATGCAAACAGGTAGTTGCATATTACATGACGGAAGCAATAAAAAACCACATGTGTACGATATGCAATCAATTAGAACAGCAAGGTCACAAAGACCTAGCTAATATTATTAGGAGACTATAATGGCAATTACACAAGCAATGTGTACTTCTTTTAAAAGTGAGCTTTTGCAGGCAGTACACAACTTTAAAGCTTCTGGAGGTAACTCTTTTAAGCTAGCTTTATACACAAGTTCTGCAACTATGACAGCAGCAACTACAGCGTATAGTACAAACCAAGAAGCATCAGGAACAAACTATACTGCGGGTGGGGCAGCATTAACAAACGTCAACCCTACAACATCAGGTACAACTGCGTATACTGATTTTGCTGATTTGACTTTTGGCACAGCCACCATTACGGCTAGAGGTTGTATGATTTACAACGATACAGCGTCAGGTGATCCTGCGGTTGCAGTGTTTGATTTCGGTGGAGATAAAACTTCTACAGCTGGAAGTTTTACAATATCTTTCCCAACCGCTGACGCAAGTAACGCTGTAATAAGAATAGCATAACTTAGTGGCTGGTTGGGGTCGATCTACTTGGGGGTCTGGTCCTTGGGGCGAGCCTGCGGTAGTTAATGTAACTGTAAACCTTACAGGTGTTGCAGGTACTTCTGCGTTAGGCACAGAAACGGTTAGTTGTGATGCTAATGTTTCGGAAACAGGTGTTACTTGTACAGGCTCAATCGGTTCCCTCACAGTTACAGGACAAGCTAATGTAACAGAAACAGGTGTTGCAGGTACTTCTGCACTAGGTTCAGTAAGTATATCGGCAGCTGCAAACGTAACAGAAACAGGAGTAGCCGCTACAGGTTCAGTAGGAAGCCTCACAGCCACAGGAATAGCTAATGTATCTGTTACTGGATTAGCGGGAACTACAGCTTTAGGAACTGAAAGTGTTAGTGCTGACGCTAATGTAAGTGAAACAGGTCTAGCAGCAACAGGTGCCGTAGGTACGGTTGTTGCGAATGGAGTAGCTATTGTAGGAGTAAGTGGTGCAGCTTCTACTATTTCACAAGGCGATGAAACCGTAACTTGTGACGCAAATGTTTATCCAACTACAGTAGTTGGAACAACTGCACTAGGAAGCGTAAGCACTATTTCAAACAACGTAATTTCTATTACGTCAGATGCAAACACAGGAGCAATTGGGAATTTAACAATAAACGCAGTTGCTAACGTAAGTACCACAGGTGTTTACGGAACAGGGCATATAAGTCAGCTTCTAGTTTGGGGACCAGTAATCCCTGGACAAGATGCAGATTGGACAGGAATTACGGATAGCCAAACACCTAATTGGACAGCAGTTTCAGATTCTCAAACACCAGAGTGGGAAGAAGTTGCTTAACTATTATGCAAAATAGTAATATAATCAAACAGCACGGAGAATAAAAAATGGCAAGTACATATGTAAATGATCTAAGACTCAATGAAATGGCGACGGGTGACGCGTCGGGAACTTGGGGTACGACAACAAATACAAACTTAGAATTAATTGGTGAGGCTCTAGGTTACGGAACAGAAGCGATAACTACAAACGCAGACACTCATACCTCAACAATAGCAGACGGAGCCACTGACCCAGTTAGAGCCATGTATGTTAAATACACAGGCACACTAGATTCAGCTTGTACGATTACGATTGCACCGAACACAATTAATAGGATGCAATTTATTGAGAACGCTACAAGTGGTTCTCAAAATATAATAATTTCACAAGGTTCTGGTGCTAATGTGACCATACCAGCAGGAGATGTTAAAGCAGTTTATTTAGATGGTGCTGGTAGTGGAGCAGCAGTTGTTGATGCTTTTGCTAGCCTTTCAACAGTAGACTTAAAAGTACAAGATGATTTAACAGTTACAGATGATGTAAGTGTGGGCGGAGATTTAGCCACAACAGGTGCTTCTACAGCAGCAAGTTATAACGGCATAACCAGTAAGACTTTTGGTACAAGCTCCATAATGATTGGGGATACGACTACAGGAACTATTGATGCTGCTAACTATAATACAGGTTTAGGTGTAGATATCTTTGCAGCCTTAACCACTGGTGATTACAACACAGGCGTAGGTTTTAGTGCTTTAAAAGACCTTACTACAGGAACTCGTAATGTAGCAATGGGTGATTCTGCTCTTGAAAATAATACTACAGCTAGTGACAATACAGCTTTGGGTTCTGCTGCTTTATATGTAAACACCACAGGTGGCACTAACACAGCTGTGGGCTCTTATGCTTTATATGCTAACACAACTGGTGCTGGAAATACTGCGATAGGACACGATTCAAGTTTAGCTATTACTACAGGTGGTGAAAACACATCTTTAGGTATTAACTCCTTAAGAACTGCGACTACAGGAAGTTTTAACACAGGATTAGGTGGAGGTGCTTTACAAAACACAACCACAGCATCTTATAACACCGCAGTTGGTTATAATTCTTTATTAGCAAACACCACAGGAGCAACTAATGATGCGTTTGGTTATTATGCTTTAGCAGCTAATACAACAGCGAGTAATAATGTGTCTATAGGTTCTCGTTCTCTGATGGCTAATACTACAGGGGCATACAACGTAGCAGTTGGTAGGGATGCTTTAAAAGCAAATACAACCGCAGGAACAAACACAGCAGTTGGATATGCGGTAGGTGAAGATATAACAACAGGAGCAGGTAATACTGGTCTAGGTTATTATGCTATGGGTAACACTACAACAGCAGCATCTAATACTGCTGTTGGTTATACAGCTTTATATACAAATACTACAGGAACAAATAATAATGCCTTTGGTTCTACTGCTTTGGATGCAAATACCACAGGTTCTCATAACGTAGCTATGGGTCAAAACTCTCTTGGAGCAAACACTACAGCAAGTGAAAATACTGCTTTAGGTCATAATTCACTGGCAGTTAATACTACAGGACAATATAACGTAGCAGTTGGTTCTTCAGCTTTAGACGCTAATACTACCGCTTCAAATAACACAGCAGTTGGAACAGCAGCATTAGGAGTAAACACTACAGGTACAAGACATGTTGCGGTTGGTGCAAATGCCTTAGATGCAAATACAACTGGTTCTCATAATGTTGGTGTGGGCTATGCTGCTCTAAGTGGAAATACTACTGGACTTTATAACATAGGAATTGGTGATTCAGCTATGGGGGCAAATACAACTGGTGGTTATAATGTAGGTATCGGTCAAGATGCTTTATCAGCAAACACTACAGGTAATTACAGCACTTGTGTCGGTTATCAAGCGGGAGCTGCAAATACAACAGGAACAGAACATACTTTTGTAGGTTTATTAGCGGGCAGATATACCACAGGCACAGGAATTGATTACAACACAGGTATAGGTTCTAGGGCTTTATATACCAACACAAGTGGAGAAAATAATTGTGCTCTTGGTGCTTATTCACTACATTCAAACACTACAGCGAGTAACAATGTAGCAGTTGGTAAGAGTGCCCTACAATCAAACACTACAGGAGCAGACAACACAGCAGTAGGTCATAATTCCTTAGTAACAAACTCAACTGGATCTTATAACTCTGCATTTGGTTTTGAGGCTTTAGACGTTGTTACAACTTCTGTACATGGCACAGGAATTGGTTATAGTGCGGGTGGAACAGTTACAACTGGTTCTTATAATACTTTTGTGGGCAGTTACGCGGGTAATAACGTAACTACTGGTGTGGGAAATCTAGCTATTGGATATAATATGACGACTTCAGCCACAGGAAGTGTAAGAGGACATATTGGTTATAATAACGGAGAAACTGGAACAGCAGATTACGCCATAACCTTCGGTAGAAGTGGTACTGATTGGTCAAGACTTTCTTATGGTGGTTCTAGTTTTACTACTGGTTCTGATGAACGCAAGAAAAAAGATATTGCAGACCACCCACTAGGTTTAGATTTTATTAATCAACTTAGAACTGTTAATTATCATTTTAGAGCGCCTTGTGATGTTCCTGAAGAATGGGACACACATAAGGCATCTGAAACAGAAGCAAAAATAACCACATGGCAAACAGGTATGTTGGCTCAAGAGGTTAAAGCAGCCTTAGATAATTTAGGTGTAGATGCTGAAAAATTTAATGGTTGGGGGCAAGAAGATGATGGTATGCAGACACTAGATTATGGTCAATTTGTTATGCCATTAATTAAAGCAGTAAAAGAACTTTCGGCAAAGGTCGAAGAATTAGAAAATAAACTTAATAATAAGGAGTAAAAAATGGCACAAACAGTAACAGAATGTTTAGCGACTGCCAGCGATAGCGTAACGGTAATAAATGACGTTAATACTAACGGCAAAAAATCAGTTCATGTTGGTGGATCAGCAGACGCAGACACTACTATGTCTCAAGCAGATATAAACGCTTGTGTACAACGTAATGTTGACCACTTAGAACTTATCTTAGCTTACGAGCCTGTTGATTCAGATGATGATACGCCTAATGTAAAAGGAGCAGCAGATAGTAAAAAAACTACTCACGTTGCAGCAGTTACAACTGGTAAAGCTTATATAGCAGCAAACTAGGAGAAAATATGACGGAAGAAGCCGTAGTCTTTATAGACGATAAAGAGGTAAAAGTATCGGAGTTGTCCGAACAACAAACATACTTGCACTCACAATTACTGGATTTGAAAAATAAAGAAGCCAGTCTAAAATTTCAATTAGACCAAGTAGCTGCCAGTATGTCAGTATTCCAAAACGCTTTTATTGAGGCTTCTAAAGAAGTCGCTGAAGAGACGTTAGAACAACCAACAGAAATAGAAGAGGTACAGAATGATGACATTAATTAATATATTTATGTGGATAACCGCTATTATTGCAATAGCTTCATTAGTTGCTGCTGTAACACCTACTCCTAAAGGAGACAAGTTACTAGGTAAACTTTATAAAGCTGTAGATTTTTTAGCTTTAAACATAGGAAAAGCTAAGGATAAAGCTAAGAAATAAATGCCTAGAAAAACGGTGATGGAAGTTGCAGCTCATATCGAAAAACACGAAGCAGTTTGTACTGAACGTTGGTTAGAGACCATACACCGTATAAAACGTCTTGAACTTTTTGTGATCGCTACTTTGGTTACTTTACTATTAAGTGCAGGAGCTATTTTAGCTGATCAATTATTTTAGAATGTATAATGTCATTACAAAAATATATTTTTCGACCAGGAATAAATCGTGAAGGAACAGACTACTCTAACGAAGGTGGTTGGTTTAATTCTAATTTAGTTAGGTTTAGAAAAGGAATACCTGAAAAAATAGGTGGTTGGGCAAAGAACACCTTAAACACTTTCAAATCCACAGCTAGAGCGTTACACGCTTGGGTGGATTTAGAAATCACTAAATACTTAGGAATAGGAGCTACTTGGAAGTATTACATTAAAGAGGGAGATAATTTTTACGATATTACTCCTTTAAGAGTTACGACTTCTGCTGGGGATGTTACTTTTTCTGCCACTAACGGTAGTTCTACAATAACAGTAACTGATACAAGCCATGGAGCAGTTACTGGTGATTTCGTTACTTTTAGTGGTGCTGCTACTTTAGGCGGTTTAGTTACTGCTGCTGTTTTAAACCAAGAATATCAAATTCTTTTAGTTACCTCAGCTAATGCTTATACGATAACCGCAAAAGACACAGACGGAGACACGGTTACAGCAAACGCTAGTGACAGCGGTAATGGCGGTAGTTCCGTAGTAGGAGCGTATCAAATCAACGTAGGACTAGACGTATATGTAGAATCTTCT